AAGGTGGTGTGTATATAGATCCTATAACTAAGAAACCTTACAAAACTGGCACCAGTTATAATCAAGGAAATATAGATGTAAGTGGGAAGTTTCCAAAGTTTTCATTAGATGATGTAGAAACAGAGAGTGCAACAAAAGAAAGTGGATATAGAACTCATACTAATCTATATAGAGAAAAAACTAAAAATGGATTAAGGCTTTGGACTTGGTTAGGTGATCAGTCTAAAAAACCTGAGAGTGGAACAATAGTAAGTGTTGACACAAGAGGTAAGCATTATTATTCATTATCAACAGATTATGGTACCCCTATAACTCTAAGTACATTCCCAAACAAAAAAGATGAACCCAGACTTAGACCTACATCATATGGTGAACTAGAGTTTGGTAATCAAATTGGACAAATAAA